GATCAAGTATTAGGAATCATCAGACACACCCTTACTTTTGTAGGTGGTATTTTAATTATGAGAGGTCTTGCTACAGAAGCAATGACTCAAGAAGCAGTTGGCGCGGTAGTAACTGCAGTTGGCGCTGTATGGTCCGTTATCAAAAATAAGTAATTGTTTTCTACACATTGAAATTAAAACCCCTTTATTGGGGTTTTTTTATTATATTTAATTAAATAAAAGTTACGATGAATAATGAATTAAAACCTCACTCAGTTTATTATCTACATTTTCAAGATGATAGGGAAGTTGACCATAATTGGAATATGTGTCAAGACTATGTTTGCTGCGTAATGGCAAACTCTCAAACTCAAGCTATAGAATTAACTAAAAAAATAGCACTAAATCAACAAAACGCAAAGCATATAAAAATAATGGGAATAGGATTCTGTACAGAAGAATGGACTACTCTACCTCAACCTATGAGAACAGATGAAGCTACATACTCAAAACAAGTTACAGCAATGTTTGATAGAATTTACAAATCAAAAAATTAGAATTTACATATTTATAATATATACAAAAACAAAATCAAAATGAGTAAGTTATTGACAATGACAGAGTATTACCCAGAATTTCTACGGTATTTTGCTCTAGCTAAAACACAACAAGAAGAGTGTAATTTAGGTTTAATACCTCACGCTCAATCAAGTATTCCAGATGAACTTATGAAACACGTAGAACTATACGATGTAGTAGAACGTAAATATGCTGGATTCTCTCAAATAGTAAATGATATTTTTTATGGTTGGACTGATGAGCATCCTTATTGGAAACGTATGCAAGCTGGTTTAGCTAGCAAACAGCGAGAAGAGATTGCTCCAAAATGGAATGGTAAAAGAACTCAACTAAATACAGAAGCTTGGTTCTTTTTATTTCTTGTTCATAGATTAACAGGATCTGCAATTAACTATGCTAAAAAGCCTAGTGGATATCACAATAGTATTCTATTTGATCTACATGAGTGTGCTAATATTCCTGAGATGATAGAAGTTATTAAACAACGCAAGACTCCATTTTACACATCAGTTGGTTATCAGATAGCAGCTTTTCCAAAACCTACAGAAGGTTATAATAGAGGAGGAGATTATTTTATCTGCGAACATGTTCCTCAACTTGCAGCAGACGTTTTACGATTCTTAGAACAAGGCGGTACTAAAAAAGACTTTAGACAAGTCGGAGAATTCATGTTTGCATGGAATAAAGAAAGAGGCTTTAGAGCTTTTAAATTCCAATACTCTGCATTTATTGCTGATATTGCAGATTGGTTTCCTGAATATATAAACAAAGAAAGTCCTTTCTATTATGGCACTAACGCTATTGAATGTTTAAACTACTTAGCAATAAAATGCAAAGGCATTAAACAAGAAGCTTTCTTAGATTCTATTACTAGAAAAATATATGAAGATACAGGAGCATTTCCTTATAATAGTGAGGACGTTACCTGTGACTTTATTAGATATATAGAAAATTATGTAAAACCAGGAGATGATTATCGACATTTAGATTACGATAATTTATGGAATAGTTCTAAAATTATAGATCATCCATATGGCAGACAAAAAGCAATGATAGATCTTAAATTAACTCCTACATTTAAAGGCATAACAGATCATCCATCAGATGATAAAATTATCAAAGCTGTAGGCATTTCAAAAGAACAATATAAAGAACAAGTAAAAGAATATTATAATAAAACCCAAATAGCATGACTGATATCTTATATCAAAACACCTGTGAAGTTGAATTTAAAGGCAAAAAGCCAAAAGATAGTTGGATGGCCAATTGGTCTTTAGATCAACGATTAGATAAATTCTTTGGATTTTGTAGAGTATTCGACGACAGACAAGACAAATTGCTAAAAGACGAATATCAAATATTCTCTCATCGTTTGCATTGGCATGAACACCCATTCTGCGACTTAATGAAATCTGTTACAGACAATAAATTAAGATTGTTCTATACTTTAGTTTTTAGTTTTTCTAATGAACATTGGGGAACTCTAAATAAATTAATGGAAGAAGGAATATGGAGCACTCGCGATCATTTTCAGAACAATAGACACGCTCGTAACGATCTGTTTCAGATATACTATCCTAAAGGCACAAATGTAAAGGAGTGGCTTCTGATTGGTCCTCATGCAGCTGCTACATTTCTTGCTGATGATTTATTAGGATCAGTTGAAAGAGGTGAAAGAAGAAAGTGGACTATGATGGAATTTGCTAAAGCTTTGGAATCTTATTTTAAAGAGCATCAGAATTTTAGAAGTCCTTTATATCCATGTAAGAACACTGCAAGATATATTGCTATGGCGTATCCTCATTTAGTAGATCCTGAATCTATTCTTTTTGGAGGTACTGGTCACTTCGATGGTTTACATCAAATTTTTGGTGGACACAACCTAAATGGTAAAGTAAAGTATTCTATTGATGAGAATGGTTTATTTATTCCAGAAAATAAGCAAGCTGAGACATGGTTATGGCAGATGGACGTTTTAGTAAATGATCCACGTAATCCTATGAGAGAGCAGAAGTATTTGAATGTAGAAGATAAAACTTGTTTTTTCTGGAAACATATTTCAATACAACACGGTGCTAAGAAGCCAACTAAAAATATTCCATATACATGGATATTCTCAGACAATTTTAATCTTAGTAATCATTCAGATTTTCTTGTAAATATACATGATCGTAAATTAATGTATCAATAATTATAATATTTATAAGTATGAAATTAATGCACTTATTATTAGAAGCAGAGGCTGATAAACAAGAAGCTGATGTTGTAGCTCAACTCAAGTCTCAAATGAGTTCTTTAGTAAATTCTATTGACGATACACTAGAAGACAAATCAGAAGAACAAAATGAAGGATTATTAACAGTTGCGGGTTTAGCTGTTGCAATGCCAGCAATTTTAGGTTTAGTATCTAAATTTGGAAAATCAGCTTCAGGAATTATCAATAAAATTGTGGGTAAAAAACCTACAGATAAAGAGCAAGAAGAGAATTGGTTTAACAAATTAGGTAAAATTGCAGATGATCTTCATCATTTATACCAAGCTCCTTTAGAAAAAGTTGTAGCTAAATTTATAAAAGATCCTATCAAATCTAAAAAAGTTGCTCACTTCTTATTTCATGTTATAGTAGCTGTTATGTTATTGGCATCAGGAGCTACTGCGGTAAAGGCATTAAAATCTAAAGAAATATCTCTCGCTACTTTAGAAACAGCATTAGCAGCTGTTAAAGGCGGAGAAATTAAGTCCTATATATCTAAACTAATTGGCTAATATTTATAATAAAAAAATAAAATTGGATGAAAAAAAATATGAGATTACTTAAATTAATTGTAGAAGGAATATTAGAGGCTGAGGAAGAGAAAAAACCAGAAGAAGGAGATGCTCCTACGGGAAATAATAAAGATGCGGCTAATAAATTAGCAAATGCTTTTAAAGCAGCAAGTGTGGAAGATTTTGTATCTCAATTTAGTTCAATTGCATCTGATCCTAAAGTTCAAGCTATATTAAAAGCTGGTACTACTGACGGGAATCCGAAAGATGAAGAAATAAAATACGCTAAAGGCAGTGTGAAAGTAGAAAATTTATTACCTACTCAAGCAGAAATCGGATTCGATCAAAGCATAGCAAATATATTAACAGACCAATACGGAAGTTTAGGTAGCATATTAAAAGGCACTGCAGATGTTGGAGGTCCAATAGTAACCTATAATGGAAAATACATTATTGATGGTCACCACAGATGGAGTCAAGTATACGCTGCTAATCCAAAGGCTTCAATGGAAAATTTAGATATCAAAGGTAATTTAAAACCTACAGAAATTCTAAAAATTGTACATGCAGCGATTGCAGCTAAAGTTGGTAAAGTGCCATCAGCAAATCCTAAAGGTATAAACATATTGAATGGAGTAACTGATAAACAAGTATTAGATGCTGTTAATGAAAAATTATCAGATAAAGCTAAAAAGATTTGGGCTGCTAATGGACAAAAAGATAATGAAGCTATTGCAAAATTAATCCATTCAAATCTTGAAAATCTTATAAGTAAAAATAAACCAGTACCTGGAGCGCCTGGTAGAAAAGATATGCCACAAACAGATGTTGATGGAGCGCCAACAGATAAATTAAATTTACTTGCAAAAGGTATGGTTAATTTTAAAGATCCTAAAGATTCTGATGTGAAAGCTGAATCTCTATACGAAATTAAAAGAATGCAAAAACTTGCAGGCTTAATCTAGTTCTACCTTAGGAACATCCGTTTAGCATTTTAGACCGATGCGAAACAAAATAAAACCACCCTATAAATAGTATTTGTAGGCAGACCCAGTCCCGTAAGATTGGGTTTCTTATTTGGAATACACAGGAAGCTCACCCTTTAATAAAATATAATTTCCTAATAGATTATCAGCAGCGCTTTTTGAGTTTATCCATAATCACGCCAAGAGCTCCAAATGAGACGGGTATCTCATTGATAACCAATAGGTTATATTATATTTAGAATCAATAAGTTATATATGAAGAATTATTCAGATAGCCAGCTCTCAGGAATACTTTTATCAGCATACTTTATTCCTAATTTATCACACCACATAGCGTAAGTTGTCTTAGATCCTTTAGATAATTTTGCATTGCTATTGCTAAATACAAAACGAATGTCCAATTCTGGATGCTGCTCTTTAATTAAGATGTGTTTCTTTCTATCGGCTAAAACAAATCGACCTTTAGTTTCTACTATAATGCCATTTGGCAATTTAAAATCAGGAAGATATGTGTGATTAGAAACCGGTACAATATATTTTATTGTATTTTTCTTTTCTTCGTATTCGTAAGGGATTTCTTTTTCAGTTAACTGATTAGCGATTGTCTCTTCTAGACCTGACCTAAAACCATTTTTTATTGCGTGGTATCTTTTGCTGTAAACTTTTTTCATAATTTTTATTTTTTAACTATCATATCTGACTACAAATGTAATGTCAGTATTGGGTGGAATAGGGTAAGGAGTAGATAGTTTTCCTACAACTAATAACTCATCTCTATCATTATATAATCCTACACAAGTAGCATATGGTCTAAAATCAGATCCAGTAATTCCATTTATATAAGATCCTGTTGTACCTGACTTTATAGCGCTATTATTAAGAGTGTAATTAAAATCATTCTCATTTACATGACATCTATATTCATTTTGATAAATTGTTGTTTCTGCAAAGAAAGAT